ATTGCAGCTATGTTGATCCTACCTATTGTGATTACGATATAATACTCCCTAGCTTAGATAAAATAAATGTGCGTACTATGGCTGAGGCAAAACGCACAAAAGCAAAGAAACTTACTTCACAAGAGTTTGAAAATAGAAAATTGTCAGGTGATAAAAAGAGCAAGTTAAGTGATTGCGAATTTGATTATCGAAAAGTAGAGAAAGGCGAGATTATTTTTCGTATTATGACATATGATCACATACCGTTAGCTCCGGGACGAAAAAAGAAAACAAAGACAGTAGCAGATTCTCATGATAAAGTTAACTTTCCTCCGTTCCAACATTGGAAATATGATGACAACGGAAATCTAATGTGTGTAGGAAAGAGCCACTGGGTTGGTGGAATGGAAAACGGGTATTTTAAAAAAGACCAAGGACAGTTTACTAATAAGCTAGCAAAAATGTTTATGAAACTATGCGAGCGTTATGCTACCAGAGGTAATGTTCGAGGATATACCTATAACGACGAAATGCGAGGTCAAGCTATACTACAACTCACTCAAATTGGCCTACAGTTTGACGAAAGTAAGAGTCAAAATCCGTTTGCTTACTATACAGCAGCAGTTACTAACAGTTTTACTAGAGTTATTAATATCGAAAAGCGCAATCAGAACATTCGAGACGATATTTTAGAAATGAATAACTTCAATCCTAGCTATACTAGGCAGGGAAATCACGAATGGCAACTTGCAAAAGACCGAAATAGTGGTGGATCTTCCGATTGACAAAAAACTATTTTAGTGTTAAGTTATAATAGCAAGGAGTTACTATGGAGTTTTTTAAGAAAGCAGCAGTGTTTACTGATATCCATCTCGGATTAAAATCAAATTCCAAAGCACATAACGACGATTGTGTAGAATTTGTTGATTGGTTTATAGCTACTGCTAAGGCTAACGGATGCGAAACTGCGATTTTTTGTGGTGATTGGAATCACAATCGTAACAGTATTAATATTACTACCATGAATACCGGTCTTGAATGCTTAGAAAAGTTAGGAAAAGCATTTAATCAAACGGTATTTTTTCCAGGTAACCACGATCTCTATTATAAAGATCGTAGAGATATGAACAGTGTAGCATTTGGGAAGCACGTTCCAGGTATTACTATGATAACAGATCCCATTATCATGGATGATGTTGCATTTATTCCCTGGTTAGTAGGTGACGAATGGCGCAAAATCACTAAAATGAAAAGCCGTTATATGTTTGGACATCTTGAATTACCTATGTTTATGATGAACGCAATGGTACAAATGCCCGACCATGGCGACGTAAAAGCTGAGGATCTAGCAAATAACGAATATGTTTTTACTGGGCATTTCCATAAACGACAGAATAAAGGCAATATCCATTATATCGGCAATGCATTTCCACATAATTTTGCCGATGCTTGGGACAGCGAACGCGGTATGATGATATTAGAATGGGGATCTAACCCTCAATATATAGATTGGCCAAACGCTCCCCTTTATAGGACCACTAAACTAAGCAAACTAATAGACGAAATGGATAAACTTTGTAAACCAAAGATGCATCTACGTGTTAGTTTAGATATTGATATTAGTTTTGAAGAAGCTAACTTTATCAAAGAAACTGTAATGAGCAAGTTTGATATACGTGAACTAACACTGATTCCTGAGAAGAAAGACCTAGATGGTAACATAAGCCACTTGGAAATTACCAATTTTGAAAGTGTAGATCAAATCGTTACTAATCAAATCATTAGTATAGAGAGCGAAAACTATGAACCCACATTACTCTTGGAGATTTATAATAGCCTATGATTAAAATAAAGAGCTTAACAGTTAAAAACTTTATGAGTGTGGGCAATCAAACTCAAGCCGTAGACTTTGAGAAGGAACAACTTACTCTTGTGCTTGGGGAAAACCTAGATATGGGAGGAGATGATAGCGGTTCTCGCAATGGGACTGGTAAAACCACTATCATTAATGCTCTTAGCTATAGTTTATTTGGTCAAGCACTGACTAACATCAAAAAAGATAACCTAATCAACAACATTAATCAAAAAAATATGTTAGTAACCGTTATCTTTGAAAGAGACGGTGTTGAATATCGCATTGAGCGCGGTAGGAAACCCAATGTTCTGAAGTTTTATATTAACAATCAAGAACAAGAGACCGATATAGACGAAAGCCAAGGAGATAGTCGCAAGACACAAGAATCGATCAATGTTATAATGGGAATGACCCATATGATGTTTAAGCATATACTTGCGTTAAACACATATACAGAGCCATTCCTAAGTATGAAAGCAAATGACCAAAGAGAAGTGATAGAACAGCTCTTAGGCATAACAACTCTTAGTGAAAAAGCTGATATACTCAAAGAACAAGTTAAATCAGTTAAAGATCAGATAGTACAGGAGAATGCAAACATTGAAGCGAAGAAAAGTAGCAACGAATCTATCAAAAACACCATCGATTCTCTCGGACTCAAGAAGAAAGCATGGTATGTTAGACAAGAAGACGAGCTTAAAAAGATTGAAATCGCTATACGGCATCTCTCAGACATTGATATTGAGCACGAAATTAAGGCTCATGCTGATCTCAAAGTATGGAATGAAGCAAATGCCAACCTTAAAATACTTAATAGGGAAAAGGCTTCCGTTGAAAGTAGCTACGGGCAGGCGGACAAAGCATTAAGAAAGATTAAAATTGATTTAGCTGAAACACAAGAACATAAGTGTTATGCTTGCGGAACTCTATTACACGATGCTGATTTAGGAATGATGATTGAAGAATTATCTAAAGATGCTGAAGAAATGCAAGCAACTTACAACGATTTATCGGAAAAACTAAAAAGTATACTAGAAAAGATAACAGAAATTGGAGAACTTCCTGCTAAACCTTCTGTATTTTACGATCAAATTGACCAAGTCTACGAACACAAAAGCAATTTAGATAATCTTTGCAGTCAATACGAATCAAAAAAATCAGAAACTGACCCTTATCAGGAACAGATTGAAGAATTAGAAAGCACTGCAATACAGGAAATTGATTGGAGCTTAGTTAATTCATTAACTAGATTCCGTGAACATCAAGAATTCTTGCTTAAACTTCTAACGAATAAGGATAGTTTCATACGTAAGAAGATTATCGATCAAAATTTGTCGTATTTGAATCAAAGGTTGACCTACTACTTAGATAAAACAGGTCTACCGCATCAAGTTACTTTTCAGAATGATCTACAAGTGGAGATTACACAACTTGGTCAAGATTTGGATTTTGATAATCTTTCTCGTGGTGAACGTAATAGGCTCATACTTTCATTAAGTTGGAGCTTCCGTGATATGTGGGAGAATCTATATCAGCCTATCAACTTGCTGTTTATTGATGAGTTAATTGATAGTGGTATGGATAGTGCTGGCGTTGAAAACTCTCTTGCTATCCTAAAGAAGATGGCACGTGAAGGAAATAAAAATATCTATCTCATATCCCACAAGGATGAATTGATAGGAAGAGTTAACAACGTTCTCCGCGTAGTTAAAGAAAATGGATATACTTCTTATGCCAATTCTGTAGATGTTTACGACTAAAGTAGGTATATATGAGTAACAAACTTGTGTTTGGTCCCGGTGATCTCAACGAGCAGTTGATGTTAGAAATAATAAAATATTTCAAAGCCAACGAGCGTTGGGAAACCGGAGACGCTGATCGTCCTGGTATCGATGCTCGCAATGCGTTAGGCGCTATAAGAGTGCTTGCACGTAAGAAGCGGATGGAGATACAGACCCAACGCAAGGAAAGAAGAAAACGATTAAAGAATGAGCGGGGCAAAAACAAGCAATAATTGGTACTACCAAGGAAAGATTGTTGACACTATCCCTGAAGAATATATCGGTTTCGTATATCTTATCACAAATACTACAAACGGTAAAAAATATATTGGCAAGAAACTAGCAAAATTTTCTAAAACTTCTTACAAAGTCGTAAAATTAAAAAACGGCAACAAGAAAAAGAAAAAGATACGTAGTAAAGTCGATAGCGATTGGCAAACCTACTACGGATCAAATGACAAACTAAACGAAGATGTTCTACTTTTAGGCAAAGATAAGTTCACTAGAGAAATACTTTTTTATTGTACTTCTAAGGCACAGTGTTCATACATAGAGGCACGAGAACAGTTTACTCAT